CCAAAATCAAAATTAGTTGATGTTGAAAGTCCATCAGATTTTTTAACTAAAAGTGATTGAGTATAATAACTTGATGTAGGAATACCATCTGTTTTAAATCTAAATTCTATACTATCAGGAACAATATATTTACTTTCAGATATAAAGTTTTGACTTAAAGGCATCCATGGAAATACAGCAGTTGAAGTATTTGAAGGAGTATATGCATAACTATAGCGGTTATACCATTGATCATAAGTTGATTCATTTTGATCTTTACCTCCAAATTCATTTATCCTTAAAATAGTATCAGGAACACCCCATATATTGATAAGTTGTCTTAGACCAGAAATTGTACCTTTTTTCTTAACAAGATAAGCCATGTTATGGTACAATCTTTTAAAGATTTCTTTACTTACATTATCTATTGGATATGGGAACCCCTGTATTATAAATTGTTGGACATAATTAGGGAATGTATAATTTGGATACCAATAATTTATTATTTCGCCTTGGTTTACTGCTATATATTGAGTTATTAGTTCACTTCCTGTTGGAGGAACATAATCAAAATCATTTTCTCCTACTAAACCTATAAAGTTATCTTGATTATTATAGTTGTTTCCATATCCTTCAAATCCAAAAGAACGAATTACTTCTTCAGCTAGTTTTAAAGGTACACCATCTTCTAAATTGTTGGTTGAATTTAATTTTTGAGTTATTGTTTTAGTATACAACCATAGTTCATCAAAATGTTGACCAACCATGTTACAAAATTCAATATATTGATTATTATTACTATTATCTCTTATAAATTCAGGTATAGTATAATATAACCAGTTTTGATTGTTATTATCATAAAATGAAGCAGATAATATTATACCTCCATAATATGGGCTAGTTTCAACATCACTTCCTAACCATGTTAAAACTTGTGATGAGTTAACAGGATATAAATTATACGGGTATAAAGAAGATGATTTAGGATAAGAATATGATGATGTAGTATAATATAAATAATATTCATACCCATCAAAATTCTGTATTATATTTTCTATATTAGTTGTTAAACTAGTAACACTAGATGATACAGAATATGATGCTGAGGTAGAGCCACTTATAGATCCTAGGACATTTATATCAGATTGATATGTTTGAATTTGGGCTACTTTTTCAATAAAATTTTCAATTCTTTTTTTAGCAGAAGAAAAGTTAACAAATTCATCAAATGTATCATATGAATAATTAGGTGTTATTTGAACACCATTTTGATTCAATATATTTTGGAGATTAAATACAGAACTTGTTGAAGGAGATGATAGTAAATCAGATTTTGACTTTAAAGTAGTTGAGTTATTAACAAAGTCTTTTATATTAAGATTTGTATTGGGTCCTTGGAGATATGTTAAAGTATCCAAAGAAAACGGTGTATCTTCAAAGGAAACATTAAATGCTTGAGTCTCAGCTACTTTTGTAACAACATATACCTCATCTTTTACTTGATATTGATCAGGTAAAGCATCATATAATTTAATTAAAACAGAGGATTGAGAACCAGATGTTTCTAATTGAGCGTTAACCCCTATTTGATATTCATTATTTCCAAAACTAATATAAAACTCATCAAAATATGCTGGGTTATTTAATTTAGTTGAAAATTCTGTAAATGAAGAAGATATTTGTTCATTTGTAATGAAATTAGATTTTAACCTAAGTTCAGTTCTATTTGAAGATATATCTGATATATAATATGTTTGTGTAGAATTTGAATTTAATTCTGGGTTTATAAAGTTATAAACTGCATATAAGCTTCCAATATCAAATCCACTATCAAAAATATCTTTTGAAGGATCTAATCCTATAATATCGGTACTAGTTAATGTTGTTGTACTGGAATTTTGAGTAATGGACCAATCTCTAAAATCATAATTTGAGCTTAAAAGAGAAACATTAGCATCATATATATAAAATTCAATTTTATTTTTTTCAGGAATAAATGATCCAACTAATTCTTGACTAGGAATTATATTTTGATCAGTTAATTCAAACCCATCATTAAATAATGTTTCTGGATTGATTTGAATTATAGATGCTGAAATTGGGATTGCCATTTATATTATTATTTTTAAATAGTTGTTACTGTTTATATTACATTAAATTGATTTTTAAAGTCTTCTGAAGATAATGTTGGTTTGGGAAGATATTTAGGGTCTATTTGTTGTACTATACTAATTTGTTCTTGTCTTAATGATAAATTTTCTTGTCTTAATTGTGCTATTTCATCTAATAATGCTTGAATATCTTCACTATTAGCTTGAAATCCAACATAATCACTACTCTCTTTTATAAGGTACGTGTGTGAATTTACTTCTCCTTCTTTCGGTATTTGAAAGAAAAATTTTTCGTATAATGTAAAAAAATCTTCTACAGTAGCCAAATTTAAATCAAAAAAAGTAGGATCTGGTTGACTTACCAATTGGGTAAAACTAGTATCTACTGTTTCATCAAATTTTTTCTTATCAAAAACTTGTCTATTTAAATTTACATTCATCCATTGATTACTTTAAACATTATACCTTCATCAAATACTATTGTATTTCCATCTATTACTGTTTGAATTAAAACTGTATAATATCTTTCTGGTTCTAATCCATTCATATATAAATCAAAATAACTACTAGTATTATCAGCACTTATACGGGTATAAATAGAGTCAAAATCAACTATTATTTCATTTGTTTCAGAATCTTTTATAGAATATAAAGAAATATTAGCTGGGAATGTATAATTTGTGGTATAATATGAGGATGTTGAAAATACTCTAGGTGGATATTTTGGTACAGCTGCTAATCTAAATCTTGCTATACTTTCAGGATAATATGTACCTGCATTGTTATATAGGGAGACAAATGCTTCGTCTGTTGAAAGGGTAGTTAAAGATGAAGTATATGAATAATCATTCCATCTAAATTCTAAACAAGGTGGATAGATTGTATTTGTATCAATTGAAAAATATTTAAATGTAGCTTGTCTAGCTTCATCATATATAAATTCATCTGTGCGTTCTTGTTTAACTATAAATCCATTATTAGGTAAACTTCCACTATACCATGTTAAAATAGTATTAGTAACATCTACTTTAATATCAACAGGATCAGAATATGCAAATGATTGAGTTTGAACTATATTTAATCCTAAAGCAGATCCTGTATACCAAGTACCACCGCCATAATTTGATCCTGAATATGAAGCTGTAGCAAATGCCCCAAAACTTGAAGTTGTCCAAGCATTTGTACCCTCATAACTTCTCCAAGTCCAACTTACACCATTTGTAACATTTGGACTATCTTTAAAATGTCCTGTTCCCATTTCCCAACTTCCTGATATAGGGTAAAATTCTAATATTGAATCAACATTTAATCCTGTTACTAATGCTGCTGAATTTCTTAAATATGTTCTAAAACTTGAGCCTGATACTTTAGTGTTTAATATATCACTAATTTCACTGTTTGAAAATTGGATAAGATATCTACTAACTTGAGGTGCGTCTTGACTAATGTATGTTGATGCTTCTATTATAGAATCTAATCCAGTATTCATGTCTGGAAATTCTGTATAGATTGAAGCATCTTTAGTAGGAAAAATTTTATATACTGCCATGGTTTAATTTTATTATAATGGTACTACACGACCTTTAATATCTTGGTTAGGGTATTTTACTTCAAAAATCATTGGGTCTATTGAAGGATAAACTACATCATTTAATGTAGCTCCAGGAACATCATATGCATAATCACTATATCCTAAACTTAAACCTGTTAAATTATTTACAGAAACATTTTTAACTGTTTGAACTCCTTCTACTTTATCTAAAAGAATATATAAATCTTTTAATATGATAGGTTCGTTAATTTGCCATTTATCTATATTAAAATAATCAGCTAATGAATCTATACATTTGGTTAATACTTCATTATTATTATAATTTGGTAATACTATAATATCGAATGTTACTCCAATATTAATAATAAACGCATCTTTAATTCTTATAGAATCATTTATCATCCTATATTCTGAAAGATATGTTTGTAAGTTTTTCTTTAGGGCAGATGATGCTGTTCTTAAATTTTTGTTTACATTATAAGATAAAACATATAAATCAAGAACTGTAGGTAATTCTCCTGGTTGGTACTCTGCTATTTTACTAGGTTGAGCATGTGCTTTAGATATTACTCCTAAATTAGAGGGCATAGATAATGCTCTAACTAAATAATCTTGTTGTGTAACAGTTCTTAATTGATTTTGAAAATTACCTAAAGCATTTTGTCTTAGTTCTTCAATAGTATCTCCATCTTGTCCACCATCAGCGGCTAATGGGTTATTTGAAGCTAATGAATTAAAAATAATATTAGCTAAATTACCAGTATTAGATAAATTTGGTGTCAAAAATACAACATTATTTGTATCTATATTAGTTAATGTACCAGAATCAACATTTGATTGTACTCCACCACCTGTTAAATATCTTACAGTTAAAGTAATATTAGAGGGAGCTATTCCATAAGTGCCAGTAAATACAAAGTTTGTAGGAGAAAATGCTGTTGTCATTTTAGTTTTCTCAAAAGGTAAACCTAAACCTACATTATCTGGGTTAGGGATAATTTCTTCATCTGTTAGACTAGGATCTCCAGCTCCAAATTGCAATTGTAATATACCTTCATTTAGAAAACGAGTAGCAAATCTTCTTTGAACTTGTTTTAATTGTAGTAAATAAGGTACTTCAGTATCTGAAGAGTAATTTGGGTCATTGAAATTTGTATTTCTAATAGTATCAAATACATTTTCTTGAGCTAAATTAGGCACTTCATACCATATATTTCCATTACTATCTACTACATCTAAAATTCCTATTATATTTGTAGCATTTAAATCACGAGTGTCAAATTTTACAGGTGATGTAAAAGTAAAAGTGGTTGAATTAATTGTAGCTGAAATTGATTTTCTTGTTTTCTTTAAAAGATAATAAGTTGGTTGATTTCCAGATATTTGGTAAACTGAAATTTCTGTTGGGTCCATTGAACTTGAAGCTGAGAAATCAACTACATCTTGAATTAAAAATTTAATACTACTATTATTATTAGCTGAAATTTGAGTATTTTCAGGTATTTTTAAGCAATAATCAAAATCAGGAATTGTGGTGCTTCCACTAATTTTAGCTGGTAATTGTTGATAAAAATCAATATCAACAGAAGCAGCTGTAGTTACTTTAGGAACATATCCTAAAAGATAAGATAAATTAAATAAGTTTTCAGTTTGACGAGCATACTGGATGAATGTTTCTTGTATTTGATTATCTAAATAAAAAGATAAAACATCACCTACATATGCAGACATCTCCATAAATAACATGCCCGTGGATGTCTCTGAGAAATCGTTATATGTGTTAGGAAAATATGTTTTAGAATACTCTATCAATGCATTTCTAAAATCATTGAAATCCCTATTTATGTATCTAATATCTCTTTTTAAATTGGCCATCTTATTGTAATAATATATTTACTGAATCTGTTATTCCGAAATTTATAATTTGGTATGTTAATGTAAAATTAATAGTATTTTGGTCAGGTTGGGTATTAAATTTAATTTGATTTATTATTATTTGAGGAAAATATGTTGATATACTATTTTGAATTCTATTTTGAATTTCATCTAATGTAGAATCATCTATTCCTTCAAATAATAATGCTCTTAAATTAGCACCAAAATTAGGGTTAAATACTCTTTCCCCTCTATTAGTTAATATATAATTAACAAGGTTTGCTTTTATTTGATCTCTTGTCTGATATGTAGGTATAAAAACAGCATCCCCATCAAGTGGAAAACCAAACCCAACCGCTTTTCTAGCATCTAGGTCAATAGGATACTTATTTTGTATTATTTGTGCCATTATTTATTAGACATTAAACTCATTATTTGGTCCATACTCACATCTCCTCCAGCTAATTGTCCATTAATAGAATCACCTCCTGGGTTAGGTCTAAAAGTTTGGGCATTATTTGAATTAAAAGACATTGCGGTTTCACCTAACATACCTTCATACATTGCTCTTCTTTGTTCAGGAGACATAGATGTAGGAGTATTTGTTACTTGAGACATTCCTGTTCCAACTGTTGGGTTAGAATGTATTACATTTTCTGTTACATAAGCGGGGGCTGTGTAAACAGGTTGTTTTGGTGATTTAACTGCTTCTAATAAAATATCTTTCAATTCATCTTGAATTGCTTCTCTTACAGCCTCTTTAATAAGTTTTTTAAATTCTGTTGGTTTCATTTGTTATAAATATAAAGTTAAATAAAAATTTATCCATAAGTTTGACCTTGTGATGCCCATTTTAAATCATCATTGCTCCAAAGATATTTTTCGTTAACTGTTACCAATTCGAAAAAATCAACTCCAGGTACTGAAGGATCGGTATAATCTACTCGTGTTACAAAAGAAAAAGATCTTTCTTCTCCATCCCGAATACCAGGTTCTCCAAAAGGTAATAACTGCATATTATCAATTACTACCCATTGTTGGATATCTGATTTAAATTGGTAATAGGTTCCATCAAAACTCCCATCATTGAATTTTTTAATTTCATTACCATATCCTGCTACTCCAAATGGTCTTAACCTTTCTCTTATTGCTTCTTCTTCTGCTTGTCTTGCTGCTTCTTCTGCTTGCCTTGCTGCTTCTGCTGCAGCCTGTCTTGCTTCTTCAGCTAATCTTTCAGCTTCAGCTTGGGCAGCATTCACTGTGTCTTCTACTTCTTTAATAATATCATTTACTTCATCAACTACATTAACATTAGGTACTAATCTATCAATTTGATATTTAATTTCATCAAATAAAACTTCAGTAGAGGAACTATATGAATATTTACCCCCATAATTATAAACTATTTGTCCCGTCTTATCATTTACCCCTTTAATTCTTCTTGAAGGGAAAGAAAACCTATTTGAACTATCGTATTCTAAAGTTAATTTGAAATCTTTATATATTAAGGGATTAACTGAATTTGGTTGTAATTGTGCCTCTAAAATAGAATTAGCGCTTGCATTTATATTAGGATTTGAATTATTTCCAGTTTGTGTTAAAGAAAATCCTATTTGATTAAAATATGCTTCTTTTGCTTCTGGGGATAGATTTGATGTTTGTTGATTTAAGCATCTTGAAATTAAAGCATCTAATGAATTTAAATTTAAAATAGTTCCTTGAACAGATCTTTGTATAGATGAAACAGCAGATGGGATCTGTTCTACTACTCCTTTATTTGTTTTAACAAAATCCCTTAATGTAATTAACGCATCGGTTAATATAGGAAATATTCTCCCAGGAATTAAACTGGGCCCTATTCCGGCTGGTGCTAATGGGGTAATAGCGGATGGTATAGGGATGGCTTTAATAGATGTTATGGCAGCATCTATTCCTGTAAGTATTCCATTTATAGTTCCAGCCGTTGAATTTATTGTAGTTAATGCTCCTAAAGCTTGAGTTAAAGCTTGATTTATTTGATTTTTTGATTGAATTATTTTGTTAAGTTCTTGAGGAGCAGGACATCCATTATCAAATTGTGTTTTGATCGAATTAATAGCAATATTAAATCTTGCTGTTGATTTAGTAGTTCGAATTATTACCCCTAAGATTATTTTATCAAAAGCCATTATTTAGTTTTACTTACTTTAGATTTATAATTATTTATTCTATTAAACATATTTTGAGCATTAGTTAATACATTTTGAGCAGGTTTAATTAATTGAAAAATAGGTTTTCCAGTTCCAGATTCTCCAAATGAATTTGTTGCTAATATATTAGATAAAGATATTAGTTGAGTTAGTAATTGTTGAAAATCATTTAAAAATGTATTTCCTAATATAACAGGTTCAGTTGCATCTTTATCTCCTAAAAATATATTTGTTGAACTTACTACAAATGTAGGAGAATCTATATTAACACTTTCTACAGAATTTAAATTTATTGTTTTTTTAGAACTAAATAAAATTGAATCTGTTTTAGTATTAAATAATAGTCTACCAGAATTTAATATAATTTGTTCCCCAGCAAACTGTTCGGGTGATTCAGGTGCTTTCTGGTATGAATTATAATCTCTTTTACTTGATACTTGAATAGGGATCTTCTGAGTAGAAGTAGCATATATTGCTGAAATATCTTTATTTATGTCTTCTACTTGAGGTATCCAAGGATCTTTTCCATCAGCATATTGTCCCGTTCTTAAAATAAGAATTGGAGATCCGTTTTCTCCAGTTGTAGACCATGGGTTTAGAACTGCACTATTATTTACAGTAGATCCAAATCTCATACTTTGCCCCCATCTTCCTTCATATATTACATCCCCTTCAAAAGGTTGTATACTTTTTATATTTAACTTTTCTTTAAAAGTATTACCTAAGTCAATTTCAGTACCTTTATCTGTAACTCTTCTAACGGTTCCTGCTTCTGTTTGTTGGTAATCTCGTCTTTGAGATTCAGGTAAAGATTTTCCAAATATAGGATCTGGGATTGCATTATGATGGTTACTATTCCATATATTAATAGGTTGGAAATAATAGTATGAAATATCATTTACATTTTTTTGAAGGTTATTATTTGGTAAAGATATAATATATACTATTTCATTTTCTAATGGAAATGTTTTATTATTAGGAAATAAAGGAAAAGCAAAATTGTTTTTAGAAAAATTAGGATTAGAATTAGGAGTAATTATGGAATCAAAATAAATTGCTCCTATAGAACTCCATTCTCCACTTTTTTTAAAAAGGTCAGGTCTAGTTTTATTATCTAATATGCAAAATTTTACCCGTGCAGCAAATATTTTTGGGAGAACCCCAGCTATAATTTTATCAATATTTATTATAGAATCTAGACCCGCTAAAGGATTAAACATTATTTTTTCTTTTTATCTTGTAAATCTTCCATTGCTGAAAGTAATTGTTGTTTTTCTTCTTCGGAAATTCCTAAACTACCTTCTTCATTAACATTATTTAAAGCACGTTGAACAATAGTGGCCATTTTAATTAATTGTTCATCATTCTTAACACTAATATCAAGATATTCTTTAATAAGAGGTACTATAAGAGTAGCATCCCCAATTTCTTGAACTAATGGTTTAAGTTCAGAAATTAAAGCCGAAACTTGTGTTTCTTTTCTCTTTTGATTATTGTATATTTCTTCTAAGATATCGGAAAACTTTTTTTTACCGAATACTATTGAATCTAATTGTCCCATAGTTTATTTATAAATATGTGAAATTAATATTTCTAAGATGGGAAATACCCGTATTCAAGATAAAATAAATATTTTTTCTTAAATATGTCGTATAAAATATTTGCTATTTTAGTGATTTTAGGAGTTTTAACATCTACCATTTCACGTATATAGATGTAAAGAGCTTTTTTATTGAATATATCTATGTTTTCTCTTTTTCTAAATAATTCAAGAATAGCATCTGCTATTTGAGCATCATATTCTTTAGGAAAATACTTATAAATATTTTTAGTACAATAATCAGTGTATAAATCAATAAATAAGGATAACTTATCATCGTATTCATATTTTTGATCATTGAGTGGATTCTCGCTGAATACTTCGGTTACTTCAACTAACACACCAATTTCTTTATCTAATCTATTTGAATGTATAAATGATGGATCTGATGTATCTAAATTAGAGTAATTACTTAAACTATCAACTGAGAGGTTATTGATTTGTTTTTTATAATTTTTCTGGGTGTAAATTATAAGGTAACGTTTTACTATGGTTCCAAAATAGGAATATGCTTTAGCTCCTCTTTCAGGACTAAATAAATGTATTTTATCTAGGAGGAATGTCATGATTTCATGTTGTAAATCCTGTAGATCCTCTACATCAGTATGATAAAATTTAAAGGTGTGGATTATATTCTCTGTTAACTTATAAAAAGCCCAGTGAATTCTTTCTTGATATATGTTACTTCTAAAAATTGGATCTACTGATAGATTATAGGATATAATAGCATCCTCTGTTTCTTTAGTAAAGTATACTTTTTTTTGCTTTTCTAATTTGTGCTTTCTAATTATGGAATCCATGTTAGTATCTTCTAAGTTTAAATTCGTTAAGGATTTCTTGTAATTTTTTAATTTGATCAAAGAAAAACCCTACTTCATCATCACTTTGAAATGTACCTCTATGGTCTATTTTTTTAAGTCTAGCATCTGATACTTCAATCACTTTAGACATTTTGTCAAGATAATCTAAGTATCCTACTAGTATATCTTCTGCTTTCTCATTTTTACGTAATAAGTTAAAGGTCGTAAATCCTAAGATCACGACCATAACTGAAAGTATAGAAATAATAATTGTGTATATCATAAATTATCTAACATATTTTTCAATCCTTCACTCTTAATTGAACCTAATGCTTTGGTTTTCATTGTAGAGGTGGTTTTCGGGTTTTTTGGGTCCAATGTAAAATTTCCTTTTTTAGGAGCCAAATCTTTTCCAAATTTGGGTAACCATTCCTTTTCAAATTCAATTCTAGCAGCCATTAAATCCGCCTGATGGACTATAAAAGGTAGAGCTGTTCTAGGTTTTTGTTCGGGCATGTAAGTCATAAGGTACTTTTTATTTCCCTCATCATACAAACCATCATGTGTTTGAATAGCTATCATTTCATTGAATGTATACTGGATACCATGTGATTGGAGTAAAAATAAACCTCTATCTGGAACTGAAGCAAATGGAAGTTTATTATTAAACATATAATCTTCACCTAATTTTTCTTGTCTCCATTTATCTGTCTGTGGGATATAAGATTCATGTTCATCATCTCCCATTTTACCTAAATCATGGTTTAATGCTGAAAATACTAGTTCTTCAATTACATATGTTGAAGTATCTACTCCCATTTCTACCCATACATCATTTATTTTAAGGGCACAATCTATAACTCTAATAACATGATCTACATATCCTCCTGGAAATGCGTTGTGGTATTCTTTTTTATGGGCAGCCGGCATTAACATAATACGTTCTGCATATTTACCATAAAAATCTTTTAATTGTGTTCGTCTAGGTTCTGCTATATAAGCATCAATTTTAGACATTAATACACTCCAGTTTCCCTGGATTTGTTCAGCGGATAATTTGTTCATAACTTTTATTTAAATTTAATTTTTTATCTAATTGGGTTCAATTCTCCAGGAGACATTGGTTCACGTTCAATATATCCTTTCAATTCATCTACCATGTTTTCAATTTTAGATATTTCATGCTTAAAATCTCTAGCACTTTCTCCTCTAGAGACCATAAGTGTTAATCCTTTAAGTCGACCTTCGATTTGTTCTAATCTACGGGTAAATAATTCTCGATTTCTCATTTTTTATAATTTTAAATTGTTTAATTTATATTTTCTTTCCCCCTGTTCCTTACTCTTTTTCTTCATTCTTATCTTATCCCTTTTCTTTATCCTTTCTCAACACCTCCAAAATAATAACAAATGCCAAATACTCCAAATTATTTTAAAAATTCTTTTATTTTCTTTAAAATTTCTGTTAAATGATGGCAGTTTTCATACTGTTCTTCTTTTATAAAATATTGAATTCCATATTCTAAAGTAAAAATTAAATCATCATCTGATAATTTATTTAGTGCTTTTATATGTTCGGGATTATCTAAAGTTATATTTTCTATGTATCCATATGCCTTATTAAAAAGTATATAATCACCAGCGTCTGCTATATCTTGCGGGTCTAGTTGAGGATTTAATATTCTCAAAGATTCTACAATTTTACTACTTGATACAACATAGTTAATAACCATTTTCTTATACATTCCTATCAAATATATAGGATTTTGAGTTAAATCTATAAAAACCTTATCATTATTCTTCCCTATCTCCCCTTCAGGCGAAAACAATGAAAATATGTTATCTAAGTTTATAGGTTTATTTGCCACCATTTTAATGTATATGGATATAAATATAGACAAAAAAAGGGAAGAACTAGTCTTCCCCTAAAAACAATGATGTTTTGTTTTTTCTACTTAGCAATAGTATCTACTATAGATAGAGAATCTAAGGCAGTGATTGTTGAATCTATTGACATAGAATCAATTGTAGAAAGTGTTTCTACTTCGGTTGGTGTAGTTTCACAAGAAACTGTAAGCATTGTAACAATTACTATTGCTGCTAAAATTAATTTTTTCATTTGGTTTGATTTTTATAAATATTATTGATTTAAACTTTGTATAAGTTTTTCTAATTCACTACATACCCCCATTAATCTAGTATACTCTGTTTCTACATCAATTTTGTTCGGGTTTGATGAATGATACTTAAATACATCTTCTGCTTGTGCTCTATAATCAAGTAATACATTGATTAATTCTGCTTTTTTAATTTCTTTTTCGTTCATGACTTATTATTTTTTAATTTTAATATACGATTATTTTTTTATAATTCCAAATTATTTTGCTCACATTTTTCATTTATTGATCCATAAGCTAAATTTTTATTTTTTTTAGGATCAATTTTTTCTATTATAACAGTCATAACCCCTTTCTCTAAATCTCCAATTTTTGAAAATGCCATTCTAGATAAATCAACTACTCTTTTTCCAATATATGGACCTCTATCAATTACCTCTACAACCACAAATCTTCCATCTAATGGATTTATAATTTTTAAAAATGTTCCAAATGGTAAAGTTTTATGAGCACATGTTAATTTTGTATTATCAAATCGTTTCCCAGATGCTGTTTTCCTTCCATGAAATTTATTAGCATAATAACTAACCTTTCCTTTTATGATATTTTCTTGAGAGTAAATCGAACAAGTAAACACCAATAAGGATAACAATAATAATAATTTTCCCATATTTCATTTCTTTAAATTTTCCTAAATATACAATAAAAATATTACCTAGCCAAATGCATTCACACTCCCCACACCATACTTAAATCCGTATATACACTATTCCCACATTCTAGTACTAAGATGGTCACAAAATTGCCCAATTGCTTGACATTGAACATCATACCACATATTAGCATTCATTTTTTTATCATATATCAATTCGGTAATTGAAACAGGTCCAAATGGTTCAAAATTTATTGAATGGTCATATTGTTGACTCAACCATTTTTCTTTGCTATAATCAATTACTTTTTCCATTGCCGCAGAAGTCGCATATATTAAATGATCATCAAATATATACACTTTCTCGCCGTTATAAATATGTGTATAAGGCCGAACACACGATATAAATTCAGGTTCAGCATGAACTTGATTATAATTAGGCCAGAACGCTTGGTTATAAAATCTGTTTACTGGCTGAGCTAATAGTTCATCCACGTTACGTTTCCATACAATGTCTAAATCGCTGTATATGCCTGGATAATAATGTAATACTAGATATTTTGCTAGGTTACATCTGTTAACTAGGTTTAAGTTGTGGTAAACTTGGTCTATACCATAGACCTTGGCTAAATGTTCGATTTGCTCGTCACGGAAAAGACGTGAGTTATATTGTGGGTTCACTTTACAACATGTCTTGTAGTTCTCAATAAATTGAGAGGGAACAATGTCCCCCAACCACACAAAAGAAATGTTACCCATTATTCGAATATAATTTTAAATTGTTCTTCTTTGGTTACTCTAGTGCCCCAATCGTTATTGTAAATAACTTTTATAAAAATAGTTGCGGTATCGCCTATCATTTGTGGGGACAAAAAAAAACTCTTTGAGGGTGCATAGGTATATTTTGAGTATGAACCAATTAAAGTTGGTGTATAAGCACAATCTATACACATGCGTTTTGTAATTGTATACCCTGCTAAATTATATATATCCGATTGGCTTTTCCATTGTGCCATTGTATATGTCTTATTTCCAATGGCAATTGGGTTGTTGAACTTCTTATCATTAAACCAACTCATATATGAGTACATTGGTGTTTTGAATTTGAGTGTATCAAATATAATCCAATAGTCTGAATCGTATCGTGCTTCAATTAGTGGTACTTTATTTATGACGTACTCGGGTTTAAGTTCTGATAATTCTCCTTTAATGGTGAAATATCCTAGTCCTTGATATTTAACTCTCCAATATCCGTCTTTGAAACTTCCTTTATTTGAAAGTGTGTCAATCCAAAATGATTGTTTACAATCACCTGTTAAACAAGGCGATGTAATGTCCTCCTTAGTACATGATGTAAAAAGGAGGCTTATTATAAAGATAAAAGTTAAAATTCTAGTTTGCATATTCTAAAGCTAAGTTAAATAATTCTTTATTGATTTTCAAATCTTGGCTAAAGTTTTTGATTTTTCTTGCTTTTCTAACTTTAACACCAAACGTGTAATTGAAATCTCCATCCAATATTTTCTCTTGAACTACATTAAACACACTCCACAAATCATTTCCTTCATCTTCTTTTCTTGTTGGTACTAACAATGTATTTATATCAACTGAAATATTTTCTATTTCATTTTCATTAAAACGAGTTGCAACTGCTTTTCTAGCAAATTCAATAGCTGCATCTTGACTCATTTCAATTTGCTTCATTTTATTCATTGACTCAACTGTTAATGGTAAACGCTCAACCATACCTTTGATTTGCTCTTGTAATTCCTCGAACGTGTATCCCATATGTCTCATCTTAACATCTTCAAATTGTTCTGTTGAAACAACTAAACCATTCTCACAAATCATTCTAAATAGACCTGCTGTAAATGTAAATGAATTTTTTCCGTCATGAGAATTTGTAAGTAAAATTTGTGGGAAAACTGTATCCCCATCTGCACCATTAATTACAACATCTTCATTTCTAAACACTAGTAAGTGTTTTTGAAATCCAATACCTTTTCTTGCTTTAACCTCTTTGGCATCAACTACTTTCCAACCTAATAAATCCATATCTTCAATAACATTTGAAGTTGGAATATGGGTGTATTTCTCTGAAACACCCTGAGCTGCCGTTGAAGTGAAAACTGATGGAGCTTTTGATTTAATTTCTTCCTTTGATAGGAAATCTGAATTTTGTAAATTTAACATAACCTTTATTTTTTATTTTAATGACCTAAATATACGAACGTTTTTTTAGGAATCCAAATTCTTTATATATCTTTTACCTAATTCTTCAATTACTTTTCTAGCGTCTTCAATATTCATTTGAAAAAATTCTCTATCATTACTTATCCTATATTGATCTAAATATCTATGTACCTCTATTTCAAGACCTTCACCATTAAAACAATTAAATGCATATGCTACTTCATATGGTAAAGGAACCCCTGTCGATCTTGATATTTGTTTAGCTCTTACTTCTGGGTCATTTTTTGTATGTCCTATTTTTAAAACTGTTTTTTCATGTAATGGGTTAGTTAAAATGTATACCCATGAATCATAATCAACATCCCTTTCACTATATCTTCCTACTCTTCTTTTCATATAGTATTTAACATGATCCCATCCATCTTCTCCTTGTGTTAGTGTATAGTATTTTGGATCCTTATATCCCCCATTTAAATAATCTTCCTCACACGGTATGTATTTTTTTGCTTCTTCTTCTGTAATGCGTATTATCATAACCTTGATTTTATATTAAATATACGTATATATTCCCACGATGCCAAAGAATTTTAAGAGAAAAAGAGGTTGGGATCCGTGGGTTTTTAAAAAAATACCCAAAATGGGACTTGTGGGTTAATTTGTGGGGATATATAGGGATATATGAGTCGATGGGGTAAAGGTTATAAGATCTATATAAATACATCCAATCGTGGTCTCCACCACACCGCCCATCGATGGACGGCAACGCGCCGTGGGGCCTAATTACTTATTACATACGATATACGGCCGTACGCCACAAAGAGAAAGAGAGACTCTTACGAATCTCCCTCTCTCCAAGTAATTAAAAAGTTAAAAAGTTAATTTTCATTCCACACACACCAGGCTCCAATTACTCCAGCGAGTCCAAATATTATAGACCAACATATCATTTCTATATTCATATCTATTTAATTTTAATTTTCCATAATTGATGCTAATGTTATACCACCTACTACAAACACTAATAAGGCTGACATGAATAAACAACTTAAGATAAAATCTTTTCTATCGTTTCTATAATACTGAATTAATCCTTTTAATACTAACATAATTTTTATTTTTTATTTATACTTAAATATACGAATGATATTTTTAAATATTAATTAGGAAGTAAGTTAATACATCAACTAAACTTTCATCATTAATCCAACCTCTGTCATATAAATAATATTTTCTAACATCTTCTAATGTTTCTAATTTTTTAATATCATTCTCTACAAATTCAGGGATATCATTACTTACTTCTTCTTCAAAATTTAATACTTTTTCTACTAATGTCATGTTTTAACTTTTTAACTTATACTTAAATATACGATCTATTTTTTTAATTATATTAAATGAATTTTATTAATAATTCTTTTTAATTAAACTTTCTATATTACTTAATAAATCTTCAAATAAATAATCTTCATATTCACAACAAAAATCTTTTTCACATATAACATCAACTACATCTTCTACAGTTTTACAACTATTAAATAAACAATTAATATTACTAATCTCATTTTCAACTTCATCTTCAGTTGCTTTCAAATTAACAGAACATTCTTTTAATAATTTAACTTCAAAATCAATTTTATTATTTTTAACAGTTTCTAAATTTTCTTCTACTAACTTAATAATTACATTTTTCATATTTTAACTTTTTAATTTACTTAAATATACAATAAAACTTTTAAATAATAAAGAATGAATTTAATTATTCAATAAACCTAAAACATCTGCTCCCCACATTGCAAAATAAACTAACATGGTTAATGTTACTAAAAATACAGTTGACAATATTACTTCTTTTGGTTCTGATTTCCAATACTGAATAAGTGTGTTATTTGTTTTTTTCATTTAACTTTTTATTTTAATTATACTTAAATATACAATAAATCTTTTTAATTATAATAAAAGAATTTATTTATTTAAAATTAATATTTTCTAATAACTTTACTAAATATAATTCTAAAACTTTATATAATTCTTCATCATTATTCTTATATAACTCTTTAATACTATCTACATCTTCTAAAAAATCCATATTTTCTATCTCATCATCCCCAAATTCATTATATATTCTTTCTTCAATATCGCCTATTTTACTACAAATAATTTTTATTTCATTTTTCATAACTTTATCTTTTTAATTTACTTAAATATACAATTTATTTTTTAAATAAAAAAGAAGGAAGATATTAATCTTCCCCCTTTAAATTATATATTAACCAATATAATAATCTTTATCTTTTAATATTTCACTTAATTTTTCTTCATTTATTTCTTTAATTAATTCACCATTATTATAATCAAAACCAAATATTTTAATATCACTTTCCTTACCACTATTATAATCACTATATAAACAAGGAACAACCATTATTTTAATACTTTTATTAACTTTATCAACCACTATTTTACCATAACCATTACCACCATTCAAACTATCTTCAATAATTTCATAATCATCACAATCACCAAACCAATAATCAAAATAATCATTCCAGTTATCCCTTACATTTCCATCTTCATCTTCATCAAAAATTTCACCACCATATTCTTCATTTAATACTATAAACTTTAAATCATTTTCATCTTTAATTTCATTTATTTCTTTTTCACCTTCACTATCATAATAACATACCCCATGACAGGTACTACCTAAATAACCATCACCAAAATCAAATAATTCACTTTCAATAATTCTTTCTTCAATACTTAAATT